TCCCTAGAAGTGTTACCGCAAAGTGAAGCCATTTTTTTGTTCTCTTTGCTTCGGTTACAGCTTCTATGACATCGCTAACAGGTTTTTTGACTTTGAATAGTAATTTAAGTTTTTCGATGAAACCCATATTAGAGTAAACCTCCTGATAAAGTTTTGTGACAAAAAAAAGCCCCCAAGAGCATTATCGATAGTTTCGAAATCTGACAGAGGCGAAAGGTTCCGAATCCGCGAATACTCTTGAAGGCGTTAATCTCTTGCGGGACAAGAGAAAAATAAAAAAAGCACGGTACAAAGATCATAAAACAGATCTCTCTTTGTCCCGCGCTCATATTTAAAGCGGGTAAAATAAGAATAAGTCCCGCTTTTTCTATTTATAGAATAGGGTTACTAACTAATTAAGTCAAACTATTTTTGATTCGTTTTTCAAGATAGTTTTAATCACTTCCAACTTGTAATTTGCTGTGTTCTTTGGAAGAGAATTATGTTTGTACTGTAATATCTTAAGCCCAATTTGTGAAAGGACAAAAGCATCTGTTTGGTCATCGTCTTTAAATTCCAAACCATATTCTCGATAAACATTTAGCATGATCTTATTCTTGTCGCCCTTACCTGATCCAGTTGCGAATTTCTTGAGCGTCGTAGGGGCCACAATATAAAGCGGTATCCTATTCTTCCACAATTGTGTCTTATAAATACCGCCCAACTCGCCAATATTAAAAGCCATGCCAGCGTTCGGAGAATAAGCGTAGCCCTCCATTACAGCAATCTGCGGAGAATAATCAAAAATAAGCTTTTCCAGTGACGATTCGTGATATATTAATCTATATGTGCCCTTGGATTTTGGGGATATGGTATCGGAATGGATCAATTTACCATTAAGATTAATTAAGGCAATCCCTGTGTTAGTTAGTGAAGCATCTATACCAAGTATAGGAGGTTGATTAAAATCAAAAAACGTTTTTTGTGTTGTTATCATGATCTCCTAAACCATTCGTTAAATTTTTTAATAGCAATATCTTTTGTAGGGTAAAGATCAATATTTGCATCTTCTCGAGAAAAGCAAGAGCATCCCATCCCCGTTACTAGAGCAAATTTTCCATCCTCGTAGAAGGACTTGTTGCTTATCCTCATCAATCGTCATTTCTTCGCTCTTGGCTTTTTCTCCTGAGAATTCTAAGACCGTATCGCACGATTTCTTTTTTAATTTTCTTTCTGGCGGCGTTGGCGTAGGTGGCATAACATGAGGATACGGAAAATCTGCGGATAGGCCGAATCGAACGGCTATAATTTTAATTTATCCGATAGAGATCTAATACAAGCATCAAAAAATTCTTTCCTCAATTCTGAGAAATTTGGATATTCATAAG